ACTCTATGTAGTCCATTATAATCCTAGCTTCCTTAGATTTTTGAGTATTAAATGATCTAGCCTTTTCTTGTAAAGCTTCTAATGGCTCAGGTTCTTCTTTTGGAATCCCTGTATCAATACCTGCGTCTTGTAAAGCACTATTAAACTGAATTAAGATATTATCTTTCATCAGTTTAGTTAAATTTCTTAAATAGTCATTATCAATATCAGTAGCTTTATTTACAATAGTATAATCAAAACCCATCTCTATCATTTGCCCTACTAACGAATTAATAATAGGAGAAATAATATCAAGGTTTCTTATTTTAGCAGGAAATGATCTATATTGAGGTTTATTCTTAGAGCCTTCTCCTAGTGGATTAGTAGCATGTTCATAATTCTCTTCTTCAAGATGTCCATTGGCTACTCTATATAAATACTCTAAATAGTTTCTTCTCTTACCATTACTACTATTGTTAGCAAACGTAAAATGTTTAAAACTTTGTTCTTTCCAATCCTTGTCCTTTTTACTAAAAGGTAGTTTCTGTCTAGGTCTTGATGTTCCACCAGTTATCATGAGGCAAATAATTTAGAGTTAAAAAATTTTTTCTTACTTGAATCTTTGTTAGCATTACTTTCTTTTACGTTGTTATATAGTAGTTCTCTTAGGTGGTACATTCCAATTCTTAAAGCAGAAACTCTATCAAAGTTACCACTAGCTCTGTATTTTATTAATTCCTCTAATAACGCTATATCTTTAATAGTATGCAAATTTTTTATTATTAATCCATCTTCTGTAATACTTCTTTCCTCGTTTAACCAATCTCTTATAAATATATCGCCTTCTAGTATCTTTTTGTTGTCTTTACCACCGCCCATAGACATACCATAACCTCTACTAAGGTTGTTATTCATTTTGTCATTCCATCCTAATTCAAACTCAGTTTCTAAATACTTAAACAAATCTACTCCTTTTGCTCTAGCTACTTTACAAAAACCTATAACATTACCTCTATCATTTTCAAACCCTATTTTAGCGTTATAGTACTGAGCAAGTAAAAATAAATTTTTGTTGTATTCGTCTTGTGAATCAGGCTTACCTATATAACTAGCGACAATAACATTGCCTCTTATACCTAAGTTATTGTTTCTTCTAATTACATAAGCTGCTCCTAGTGAAACATCTCCTATAGACTTATCGAAGTGGTAAGGATCATGACAAATTATATGTAAGTTGTCGGGTACTTTATTAGCTACTCTATAAGGTTCTTCATACTTTACTATACAACCTTCTAAAGTAGTCATATCTTTATGAGGAAATCTAAGAATAGGTAAAGCATCCATCTTTAGTAAAAAATTCAAATGACCTTCTCTATCTCTTCTTATTTTACCATTAACTCCTTCAAAGTTATCAGAACTTATAAGATAGTTCCTATGCTCTTCTAAATCTTCTGTTGGAAATATGTTATTAGAACTTCTGCTAAAAGCTTCTCTAGGACAAAATGGGTATTCCATTTTATTAGCTATTAAAGCTAACGCATCTTTAGAGGTCTTGGATAAATCTGTTCTTATAGCTTCTTGATGTGTTTTTGCTTCTGACTTTAAAGAGTTTCCGTACTTATCTACAAAACCTACTTTACTTATATAGTCAGGGTGAAAGTAGCCACAATTTTGACCTTCACTATTTTCATCCCATATATTTTCTATAGGAAGCATCTTATAAGCATTAGGTGTATAGAAGATTTCTTCAAAGTCTTCCCAATTAGTATCTTTACCACCACCTGTACCAAAGATAACCATCATACCCGTAGTATAAATTCCATCTTCTAGTGTAGGTGATGTACTATTAACTGTTTGTATAAGATTAGGAAATTTACCTGCTTCTTCTAAATATATAATAGTACCATCTTTACCTCTAATAGCATCAGGGTTCTCTCCACAAGAGATAGAGATAATTTGAGATTTATAACCTTTCTCTACATTAACTCCTGCTATCTCTTCAACAAATCCATCTTTTTGTTCTTTCTTAGTATTGATTAGCTTTGATCTAACAAATCCTGTATGTTCATTAAAGAAATCTACACAGTTTTTAGCCATAGTCATTGTACCATCAGCTTGAATTAAATACTTCCAATCGTAAGCTGCTACTACACTTATACTATCTGCTTCTGTTTTATACCTGTGCGCTAGTACATAACCTGCTTTATATGAATAGCCTTTACGTCTAGCTTTACCTAGAACTACATGCCTACCTCCATCAAGATACAATGGAGTAACCATAAGCTGTAGTTTCTTTAGCTCTTCTTTTGTAGTTCCAAATCTTGCTATATCTAGTATATGAAAGTAGTTGTAGTCTCCATCAAAGAAAAGTGGAAAGTCTCTTACTTTCTTTCTAGCATTAGTTGTGGAGTTTATTCTAGGGTTAAAGTCTCTTAAACTTTGTTTATTCTTTGATAGTTTGATATTACTAAAATTCAGATAACCATAATGTTCTCCTGTTATTCTAGCACCACCTGTTTCGTAACCATCTATTAATCTTCTTTCTTGCTCTTCCCAATATTCTAAATAAGCATACGTACCAACTTCATCATCGCAGTATCTCCCATACTTTAGAAAGTGATTAGCTTCTTCTCTAAAACATTCTGTGTTGATAAATATACCGTCTTTATTTTTAACACTATCAATTACTTCCATTAATTCATATTTTCTAAATAGAATACATTATTAAGTCTTAAAGTAAATCTATGCAACATGTTTTTCATTTTGTTAAAAGGCATTAAAACTAATATACCTCTATTAAGTCCTTTTTTAAACAGAACACACCATTCTTCTATAGGTTTATTATCTGATTCATCTATTGCTTCTCTGACTTCTCCTATTTCTGAAAGCTTCAAAATAAACTTATACTTATGATAACCACTACCATCAGGTATTGGGTCTAATCCTGTAAATTCTACTATCTGCTCTAAATCCATTATCTTCTTTGGTTAGGTGGAAGTTCAAGAGGACTTTTACTTTTCTTCCCTCTCATTTTTTCTTTCTTAGCTACTCCGTCTCTTCTGTATCTCTTTAACAACTCTTCTAATCCGTCTATTACTTCACCTAGACTTTTAAGACTACTCATTACGTCTTTAGGATCATACATTAAATTCTGTTTAGCATCTCTCTTTTTATAATCAACTTCTCCAAAGTAATCAGCAGTAGCAAAAGCAGATTTTAAAGCATTGTTAATTAAAGAAAATGTTATTACTTGATTAAGCTCTTCTTCAAAATAGTTTACAAGATCGTTAACGTCTTTATCTATTTTCCAATCTTTAACTCCTATAAACTGTATTACTTTTCTTGATCTTTCTCCATCATCTTGTCTATAGTTATAAAAGTATAAAGAACTTGGTGAAGTCATTAGAAACGCATAAGTTATTTTCTCATTAGCTATTCTAGCAGTCTTACCTGAATCAAACAATTTACCATTGTCTGATTTTCTTGAATTAACTATAAGCTTTTTAAATACCTCTCCGTTTCTTATAGCAGGGTCAAACTCTACTGTACCGTCAGGGTTTAATATGAATACGTTGTCTATCATCTTTTCTTAATTTACCTATGTACTTGAGTGGTAGAGGTATGCTTGAATCTTCTTCCATAAATCTATTTATGGTTTTAAATTGAGAATCAAATATAACCTTTGCTTCTGCAAAAGACAAATTAAACTCTTTACTTATTTTTTCTATTAGATCACTTGCCGTATAGCTCATATTCTCTATCTTTTAATATAATATTTACTTCCTTCTCCATGTAGGCAAGGGGTATGTGTTTCATCTTTCCTGTAAACCCTCCTTTAAAGTCTCTTAACGCATAGTCAATTTGTATATGTCTTGGCTCTAAACCATAAGCCATTTCCATTAGCTTTGCATATAAACTTAATTGTAGATTGTAATGAATACCATTACAATCTTTTAAATGCTTTAATGATCCTTTCAACATTTGATGTCCTTTGGTAGGGTGTTTATAATTATCAAATTCTAATTTCTTATTAGTCTTGTAATCATATATATCTATAAAAGGTTTTTCTACTATAGGTAGATCAGCGTGTCCTGCTAGTTGGTAATGTTCACTCCATAATCTAAGTTCAGTATATATACCATCTTCTATTTGCTTTATTTCATATTTAGCAGAAGACTGTGATCTATACTTCCTAAATTTGTTTTTAAACATGTGTACCCACTTACTCTTCCACTTAGTTTCCTGTCTATTATGAAATTCATTTCCTTCTTCACATGCAATGGAGTTCTTTACTCTCCACTCTTCTAATATATCTGCTATATACTCAGGAACTAAATCTACATTATCTTGATTAGCTTGTTCGTAGAAAGTAGCTATAACTTTTTCATAACCTCCTATGCTTTGCTTCCAAGCTTTGAATCCTTCTTCTCCTATCTTAGTTTCTATTATTCTTTGTATTGCTTTGTATTCAGACCAGTATTTTCCATCAAACTTATTAAAGTATCTTTCTAGTAATTGTGTTACACTTATATAAGTTTCATTAGTTCTACTATGACTGTATCTATGTTTCTTTTCGTCGAAATTTATTAACATTTACTTGTTGTTTTTAATAACGTTTGTACTCTTCGTACTCTTTTAGTTCCTTGTAGGCTTCTGCTATTTCTATTATATCGCCAATTACTATTAAACTTTCAGCTTTTTTAACGCTTTGTTTCATCATTCCAGAAACAAAATCTCCTGCATTATTTGGTAGTTTGTCATATATCTTAATGATCTCTCGTACTCTATTCATCTCTTCTTGTAATCCTTCTAATAAAGTCATTTCAGTTTATTCATAATTATATAAATATGTATAGTAGTGTAATAGTTATAGCACTTGCAATTAGTTTAAAGATCGTAAAGTCCTGAGCATCTATATACTTTTTAATTTTTGTATCATAACTTCCTTTCCCTAAATACCAAGGCTTTAAACCTCTATAGTAATTTAATAG